AACCAGTGGTGGAGAGCTGAGAGTTATGTACCCGATGGGATCATCCAAGCCTCAACACTTTGGGACAGCGTATCTGCACCTGAGCCAGTCGCTGAGGCATTCTATCCTTTCAAAGGACTTAATGAACTCCTCTACGGACTCAGATCGAGTGAACTCATTACTGTCACTGCTGGAAGTGGTCTCGGAAAGAGTCAATTTCTTAGAGAAATCCTATTCCAAATCCTTAGAACAACTAAGTGGAATGTTGGGGGGATGTTCCTCGAAGAGTCGGTGCGAAAGACTGCCCGATCTATTATGTCACTGCAAGCAAATAAGAAACTACATTTGCCAGATACACCCGTCACAGAACGAGAATTGAAGGAGGCTTTCGATGCTACTCTCGGTACTAATCGTGTATTCCTGTTTGACCATTTTGGCTCTCTGGCTATTGACAACGTCCTTAACCGCATTCGATACATGGCTCGTGCCTGTGATTGTCGTGTGGTTTTCCTCGACCATATTTCTCTTGTTGTCTCTGGTATGGATGGCAACGATGAGCGTAAGTCGATTGATGTATTGATGACGAGGTTACGCACACTGGTTCAAGAGACAGGTATCACCTTGATCTGTGTGTCACACTTGAAGCGACCTAGCACATCGAACAAGGGACATGAGGACGGTGAAGCTGTCTCGTTGTCTCAGCTGCGAGGCTCAGGCGCTATCGCTCAGTTGTCCGATGCTGTGATCACCTTAGAGCGTAACTCCATGAGTCCTGATCCTTCTATTCGTAACCTGACTAAGGTTGCTGTTGCGAAGAACAGGTATAACGGTTTAAGTGGCCCTGCTTGTAATCTGATGTACGATATGCAGACTGGTAGGATGATTGAAACTGTGATGGAGGAACTTTGATGATTGAAATGATTATCGTAGGGACTATCGGTATTGGTTACTCCATCGTAGGTGTGTTACAGTGGCTCAAGGGTGACATGGGTGCTGGTATTATGTGGATCGGTTACTCATTCGCTCAAATCGGACTATTTATAAACCTCAAATGATTCTTGACATCGAAGAGAATTCTTGCTATAGTTAAATCTTTTAGGAGAATTCTATGAAGATGAGCAAAGAATATATGCGTGAGTGGAAACGTAAGAAACGGCTTGATGAAGACTTTAAAGAGTTGGAGTACGAGCGAAACCGAGCGTGGAGAAAGAAGAATGCTGCTAGTATTTCCGACCAAAAGAAAGAGTACTATGAGAAAAACAAAGAACAGATCAAAAAACGTAAACGTGAACTGTATCTTGAACGACGACAGCGCATGGTTGACTGGGAACAAGAGTTAACTTCTTTAGTAAAAGCTGAGGCAAGAGATCTTGTTAAGAAACGAAAGAAAGAAACAGGCATTGATTGGTCAATCGACCATGAGGTTCCTATTAAAGGTAAAACTGTAAGTGGACTCGATGTATGGAACAACCTACAAGTAATTCCTTTAGTGGAAAACAAACGAAAGCACAACAACTATGAGGATAGCTCTGGATTGTGAAACAACGATGGATCACCAGACGATTCATTTGTGTATTACGCAAGACGTAGACACGAATGAGGTACGTATCTGGAAGACTCCTGATGGCTTATGGGACTACCTTAAACAAGCTGACCTCATAATTGCCCATAACGGTATCAGTTTTGACTTTCCGATCTTAAACAAGCTCTGGAAGACCAAGATTGGATTGAAGCAAGCATACGACACACTCGTAGTGTCAAGGCTACTAGAGCCAACACGAGAGAACGGTCACAGCTTGGACGCATGGGGAAAGACATTAGGACAGGAGAAGATTGATTATGCAGCAGTATGGTCTTGGATTATGGGTGTACGCCAATCTTACAGTGGTGAGTGCTTTGATCGCCCTCACGACGCTTTGCTTGAACATTACTGTAAGCGAGATGTTAGTGTCCTCTGCCTTCTATTTCGCAGGCTCGTTGATGAATGTGAATCAAAAGGCTTCTCTAACGATTCGGTCGTTTTGGAACATGCCGTAGCCTCTATCATAAACAAGCAAGAGAAGAATGGATTCAAACTAGATGTAATTCACGCTACGTGCTTACTAGCTGAACTCAAGGGGAAGATGAGTGCCATCAATGACAGGATGCAAGAGTTGTATCCACCGTATGAGGTAGAACGTATCTCTGAAAAGACAGGGAAGGTACTGAAGCCTGAAGTGGTTGTGTTCAATCCTGCTTCTAGACCACAGATAGCTGAGAAGCTTATTGGCCTTGGGTGGAAGCCTAAGAAGTTCACTGAGCCTACAGCTAACTACCCACAAGGTCAAGCTATTGTCGATGAAGCTGTGCTGATGTCCCTGAAGTATCCTATCGCTCAGTTGATAGCTGAGTACATGATGCTCGGGAAACGTATCGCTCAGATTGAATCGTGGTTAGAAGTCGTAGGAGCTGACGGAAGGGTACATGGTAGAGTCATCACCAATGGCGCTGTAACAGGCCGTATGACTCACATGAAGCCTAACATGGCACAGATCCCTAACTCAGGTTCACCTTATGGCCCAGAGTGTCGTCAGTGCTGGACAGTTGAGGAAGGTAACGTATTGGTTGGTGCTGACGCTAGTGGCTTAGAGCTGCGGATGTTAGCCCATTACATGAAGGATGAAGCGTATGTCAAGACAGTCACCGAGGGAAGCTCTAAGGACGGAACGGATGTCCACACGGTTAATCAGAAAGCAGCCGGACTACAAACTCGTGACCAAGCGAAGACGTTCATCTATGCGTTCCTCTACGGCGCAGGGCCAGCGAAGATTGGCTCGATTGTCGGTGGTAGTGCTAGTGCTGGACAGAAGCTCATCGATGCCTTTCTTAAAGGGACTCCCTCATTGCAGCGTCTACGTGATAAAGTATCCGTATATGCGTCCAAGGGCTATGTACCGGGGCTTGATGGTCGTAAGATTTGGGTTCGCTCTGAACATGCGGCACTCAATAGCTTACTTCAAGGCGCAGGTGCTATCGTTATGAAGAAGGCTCTTATCATCTTGAGTGATAAGTTCAAGAAGTATCACATTGACGCTAAGTTCGTTGCTAATGTTCACGATGAGTGGCAGATAGAGTGTTCACCGGACATAGCTGACGTAGTTGGCAAAGCTGCTGTACAATCAATCAAGGAAGCGGGGATAGCGTATAATCTACGTTGCCCTCTAGATGGGGAATACAAGGTTGGGAGGAATTGGCGTGAAACTCACTAAGAAATGTTCTAGGTGTCAAACAGAAAAGCTTGTAGATTCTTTTTGTAAACACCGTGGAATGAAGGATGGCCTTAACAACAACTGTAAAGAGTGTGTCAAACAGTATATAGATGAGAACAAAGAAACTGTAAGAAAATACAAAAGCGATTATTACTACGCTAATCGTGAAAAGTACATTGAAAGAGATCGTAAAAATTCTCTCAAGAGGAAGTACAATGTAACGGTTGAATGGTATGAAGCACAACTAAAGAAACAAAATGGACAGTGTATGATATGCGGCACAACAGAAAGTGGGGGAAACTCATCTGCTTTTCATGTAGACCATAACCATGAAACAGGGCAAATTAGAGATTTGTTGTGTCGGCCTTGCAACACAGGTATTGGTTTATTTAAAGAAAACACAGAACTTCTAAAAAAAGCGATAGAATATGTCAATAGACACAGCAAACATTAAAGATCAAATCATTATCAATATCTCAGCGGATTCATTTATGATTCTTCATAGTGAAACGCTAGATCTCCTCGACGTTTACTTGGTGCTCTCAGCAGCCCTAGATTACATCGAGGATGAAGCAGAAGCTATCTCTCGTCGAGAAGGTAGTTATTTACAGTAACAGGGCTACGGCCTAACTAAGTGATAGGAAACACAGATATATGTCAGATCTCAAAGCAGTAAAAATTAACGGTGAGTTGTTCTGGTCTAAGTGGATGGCTGAATTCAACACAGCATTCAACACTGACAATGATCGCTACGAATGTACCATCGGTAACATCTCCGATGACGATGCAGCGAAGCTCGCTGGCTTAGGCATCAAAGTCAAGCACAAGGATGCTATGGGTAACTTCATTGTCGCTAAGAGCAAGTACTTGTTCAAACCTACTGATGATAAGCTCCAAGAAGTACCTATCGAAGCTCTCGGTAACGGCTCTAAGTGCGTAGCTATCGTAGGCTCGTACACACATCGTATGTCTTCTAAGCATGGTAATGCTCCATCGCTGAAGACGATCATGGTCACTGAAGTGAAGACTTACGTGCCTGAGACTACCACTGCGGACGATGACCACGCCCTCTGATCGTCCTAAGTTAGCTATCATCGACGCTGACATCATAACCTATCGTGTTGGGTTTGCCAGTGAAGACGTTGATGAGGCTATCTGTTTGGCTCGTGTGACTCAGTTAGTTCATGAGATTGTTTTCGATGACTTGAAGTGTGACGACTACAAAGCGTACATCACAGGTCGAGGAAACTTTCGCAATGAGATAGCAGTCACTGAGCCTTACAAAGGGAACAGGAAGGATGCTAAGAGGCCAGTGCATTACGAAGCTATTAGACACCATCTCCAGCGCCTAGGGGCAGAACTGGTTGAAGGTCAAGAAGCAGACGATGCAGTGGCTATCGAGGCAACTAAGACGGGTGGATGGATTGTCTCCATTGACAAAGACCTAGATCAAGTCGCAGGTTGGCATTACAACTTCGTGAAGCATGAAGAATACTATGTTACTGAGGAAGAAGGTCTTCGTAACTTATTCACTCAGGTGCTCACAGGGGATCGTACTGACAACATCATTGGCTTGAAAGGCATTGGCCCTGTAAAGGCTGCAAAGCTACTACAGGATTGTAAAACTGAAAGGGAATACTATGACGCTTGTCTCAAAGCTTACGATGGTAATCAACTTCGTGTCGATGAAAACTTGATGTTGCTATGGCTACGAAGAACACCAAACCAAACGTGCCCTCATCTTTCTATCTTGTTGGATGTCAATGGACAGTCAAGTACGTAGAGGACTTGAGCGAGTACGGTAAATGTGATTGTGCTACATTCATGATTTATCTTCGCTCAGGTATGAACAAGAACTTCACCGAACAGACATTCTGTCATGAACTCGTCCACGCTATCATGTTCGCTATGGGACATACTCAGCACGATGAGATCTTCGTAGATGCCTTCGGTGCTCTGTTGCATCAATACGAACGGACAAAGTTATAAATGGTAACTCGTAAAGTAACAAGTAACGTAAGAGCTAACGCTATCAGACATGGTTGGCGTAGTGGCTTAGAAGAAAAGGTCGCTAATGCTCTCACTGAAGCAGGTATCCCTTTCACGTATGAGAAGACTAAAGTTAAGTACATCAAGCCAGCGAGTGAACATCAGTACACACCTGACTTCGTACTTGACAACGGTATCATCATCGAGACTAAAGGGTTATTTACTTCAGTGGATCGTCAGAAGCATATGCTCGTGAAGAGACAACATCCTCACTTGGATATAAGATTTGTGTTTTCGAACAGCAAAGCACGTATAAGTAAGGCATCACGGACAACGTATGCTGACTGGTGTAACAAGAACGGCTACAAGTATGCTGATAAAATGATCCCTGAGGATTGGCTTAAAGAACGTAGAAGGAGTGTTCACAATGGACATCGAATTAATCAAGGAGAATGATGATGGTAGTGCAGACTTCCATATCAACTTGAGTGATCAAGAGCAAGCAGATCTGATTCGCTTTGCCTTCATTGAGATGCTCAAGCGAGGAATTGAAGAAGGGAAGAAATACGATGTCGAAGCTGATAGTTCACTACAAAGATCCTCCGTTTAAGCCTGACTGGATGGACGGGTGCTACAAAGTCTACGTGACTGACCATCCTAGACTAGGGTGTCGTTTAATTACAACATCTAAGGTCATCAAGGATTACGACAATGGAATCTTTGAGACACAATGGGTGGTGTATCATCCTGTTGACGGAGACTTCAATGACACTTGAACAATACTTTCACACAATCATTAACAAACAAAAGGAACCACCAACTATGTTTGATATTTTTTTAACAACTAAAGAATCTCTAAAAGAACGCTTCATGTCCTTATGGACTAAGCCTGTAGCCTTCGTTGAGGAGGAAGACCATCCTAAGCTCATGGATGATGACTACTGGGCTTTTGAGATGGTGACTCACGAGTGGATTGACGAAGGCGGTGTTTTACATCCTATCAAAGAGACAATCATTATTGAGCCTCACGATAGT